TGGTAGCCGGGTGGCTGGCAAGAACGAGATACATCGGCGTTTGCAGGTGGATGAATTTACAGAGGAACCAAGACTTGTATTCTTTGATAGCTGCACAAATGTCATCAGTCAGTTACCAGCCATCCCTCTGGACAAGAAAAATCCAGAAGACGTTGATACGAAGTCTGAAGACCACCTTTACGACGCGCTACGGTATGGGATTATGTCCAGACCCCGGTTCTCTATTTTCGACTACGACCCGCATGGCAGACCATCGACAGGTATGCCGGTAGCTGACTCCACGTTTGGATACTAAAGGAAAAACACATGGAAGATGATGAAATTATGATCGAAGACGATGCCATTGCTTTGGAGGACACTGACGACTCCATAGCGGCAGATAGTGACGTTGCTGGCATCATCCCATTTATCATGGAGCGATATCGTCGCGCAGAAGACTATCGTTATCAAGATGAAGAGCGTTGGCTTCGTGCGTATCGTAACTACCGTGGTTTATATGGTCCTGATGTCCAGTTTACAGAGGCAGAAAAGTCTCGTGTATTTATCAAAGTAACCAAAACTAAAACACTCGCTGCCTATGGTCAAATTGTTGACGTTCTTTTCGCCAACAATAAATTTCCCCTCGCTATTGAACCTACAGAACTGCCAGAAGGCGTTGTGGCAGACGTACACTTCGATCCGCAGGAACCTGACCAGCTTCGTAATCCGTATGGGTTTGAGGGAGATGGCATGGAGTTTCCGGCGGGTGCCACTGCGCAGTCCCTGCGTGAACAACTTGGGCCGCTGACGGAAAAGCTAGAGCCGGTTGAAGACAAACTAAAAGAGGGGCCGGGTAAAACACCAACTGCCATTGAGTTTAGTCCTGCGATGGTAGCAGCTAAACGTATGGAAAAGAAAATCCACGATCAACTTGAGGAGTCCGGTGCCAATAAAAACCTACGCAGCAGCGCATTTGAAATGGCACTGTTTGGCACAGGTATTATGAAAGGTCCGTTTGCAATTGACAAAGAATATGCAAACTGGAATGATGGCGGTGACTACGATCCGCGTTTCAAGACTGTGCCGCAGGTAGAGCATGTGTCGGTGTGGAACTTCTATCCTGACCCAGACTCAAACAATATGGACGAGGCACAATATGTAATTGAACGCCATAAACTGTCCCGCTCTCAGCTTCGCAATCTCAAGAAGCGTCCATATTTCCGTGGTCAAGTTATTGACGACTGTATTTCTATGGGCGAAAACTACGATAAAAAGTATTGGGAAGACGACCTGTCCGACTATGCACCAGAGCATGGCATTGACCGCTTTGAAGTGCTTGAGTATTGGGGCATGGTTGATACAGACATGCTGGAAGAAAATGGCGTAGACATCCCCGAAGAACTCAAAGACTTTGATGAACTGCAAGCAAACGTATGGGTGCTGAATAACAAACTCATTCGTATGGTTCTCAATCCGTTCAAGCCAGCCAAGATTCCGTATGTTGCTGCACCTTATGAACTGAATCCCTACAGCTTCTTTGGTGTAGGTATTGCAGAGAATATGGATGACACGCAGACGCTGATGAACGGCTTTATGCGCATGGCCGTGGACAACGCAGTGCTGTCTGGCAATTTGATTGTGGAAGTAGACGAGACCAATCTGGTACCGGGACAAGACCTGTCACTGTATCCGGGCAAGGTATTCCGCCGTCAGGGTGGCGCACCGGGTCAGGCTATCTTTGGTACAAAGTTTCCGAATGTGTCGTCTGAGAACATGATGTTGTTTGACAAGGCACGGCAGCTTGCGGACGAAAGCACTGGCTTCCCTTCCTTTGCACACGGACAAACTGGCGTTACTGGTGTTGGCCGTACTGCCAGCGGCATCTCCATGCTAATGGGTGCTGCTGCTGGAAGCATCAAAACTGTTATCAAGAATGTGGACGACTATCTGTTGCGTCCTCTTGGTGAGGGTTTCTTCCGGTTCAATATGCAGTTTGATTTTGATCCCGCCATCAAAGGCGATCTTGAAGTTAAGGCGCGTGGCACAGAAAGCCTGATGAAGAATGAGGTTCGTAGCCAGCGCCTTATGCAATTCCTCAGTATTGCGAGTAGCCCTGCACTTATGCCATTTGCAAAGTTTCAGTATGTTATTCGTGAGATTGCAAAGTCTCTTGACCTAGACCCCGACAAAGTTACCAACAACATGAGCGAAGCCGCATTGCAAGCAGAGATGATGAAGCAGTTCCAAGCACCGCTGCCGGATCAACCCGGCGCACCTGCTGGGGCAGACGCTATGGATACAAGTGGAGCGGGTGGTGGCACCATTGGTGTAGGACAAGCACCTGTTCCGGGTGAACAAGGATTTAGTGGTAATGCACAACAACAAGGAACAAATACTCAGCAAGCTGAAGCCGTGGGTGGGCAACAACCGCCAGTGGCTGGCCTTCAATGATTATCTTGACTATATGATAAGCCAGCAGCAGAAAGCATTAGAGCAAGCAGATCACAGTGTAGTAGTTCATCGTTCACAGGGTGCTATTGCTACGCTTAGAAAACTAAAATATCTCAGGGATGAAGTAGATGGAACAGCCAACGCCAAGACCAAGTAGTGAGCAGACTAAAGCTATTTTGGCGGATAGGAGTGCTGCCCGTGCAGAAGAACACGAGCAAAATAGGCAAGACATCATTGCACATCTAAAGGAGCGTGGGTTAAGGCCGGAAGCTATTGCAGCAATCGTAGGCAACATCGCTGTAGAAACTGGTGGCTCTTTTAAGTTTGACCAGATGCAAACTAGGTCAGGTGATCCCTATGATCCAAATACAGTTCGATTTGGTGGATATGGTCTGTTTCAGTTTGACGATTATTCTCCGGGTCAAGGACATCGTAGTTGGTATCAAGAATATCTTAAAGACAACGAAAAGACAGACAGCCTTGAGTCTCAGCTTGACTATGTATTAGATACTATTTTTGCTGACACTCAGGATACAAACTACAAATATACACAACGTCTTGGTGTTTCTGATGCAGGTACTTTGAAAGCGTATTTGCAGACTAGCACAAATCCTGAACAAATTTCTGATGCATTTGTAGACCGTTTTGAAAAAGCAGGTATACCTCACTCGTCTCGCCGAAGAGATGCAGCAATGAAAACCTTTGCGGAATTGTCTCCTCCAGAGAGAGCGGACATCAGTCCTGATGATCAATTTCTTGATCAGCCGGGTGAGATTAGGGATACAGGCGAAGACGTACCTGAAGAAAAGTCTACGTATGAAAAGATTAAGCCGTATGTACCTATCTTGCGGCATTTTAACGAGGGTGGCATGACACTTGAAAAACAAATGGAACTGTTTGAAGACGGAGGTCTGAAAGACGAGGGCGGCACAACTGATCCAGTATCAGGCAATGATGTACCACCCGGCTCTACACAAAAAGAAGTGCGTGACGATATTCCTGCACAACTTAGTGAGGGCGAGTTTGTATTTCCGGCTGACGTTGTGCGGTACATTGGTCTTGAGAAACTAATGCAGATGCGTCAAGAAGCCAAGATGGGCCTTGCCATGATGGAAGATATGGGTCAGATGGGCAACAGTGATGAAGCTGTCATGTCTGATGACATTCCTTTTGAATTAAGTGATCTTGACATTACAGATGAACCGGAGTATAATGTTGGTGGTTTTGTACCCGGACAGTCTAATCCGTTTGGTATTGCCGGTACACAACAGTCTGCATTTGCAGGTGGTGTAGGTGGATACATACCGTATCAAATGCCGCAGTACGGTCAGACACCAATGGCACAAGCATATGTACCTGCACAACAACAGTTTGTTCCAACACAACCTGTGCCTACTACATTGCCAACACCAGAACAGTTTCTTCCGAATACACCTACTGATCCAGAAGTGACAACTAAAGAGTATATTAATCCTGAAACTGGCGAGAAACGTGTTATTACTTTTGTAGGTGGCCAGCCTACTATTGCAATTCCAGATGGCTTTATTACTATGGAAGAGTATGAAAAGACTAAGCCACCAGAAACAAAAGTAGAGGAAGCAATCACGCAAACTACTCGTGTGGTTGATCAGTCTGATCCGGGCAAAGAAGATTTAGAAGCTGCTCGTCTTAAAGCTGAACAGGAAAAATACGGCGTAGGTGGGGCAGTAGCTAAATTAGGAATAAAAGATTTCTTCGGCGTTGGTCAGGATTATACTTACGGTGTAAATTATCTTGACGGTATGGGAATGGGTCTTGTAGGAGTGGGCCAAGCTGTATCTGGTAAAATTCCTGACGACGCTACTATTCTACTCAAAAATGATAACGACGAAGTTCTTCTGACTGGTGCCGAATATAAAATTATGGCTAAAGAAGTTAAGGCACCGGGAACAAACTACAGTAAAACACGGGATATCATTGATGCAGGGCGTGTACGCGCAGGTGAAGCTGCACAGCAACGGTTCTTAGAGTCCCTTACAGACGATGATGATGATAAGAAAGATGATGCCACTAGGTACTCGTTGACAGAGAAACAACTGGATGACTATGCTAAGTCATATGCTGGTGTTACAGACTTTAGTTTTGGCGATATGTCTCCACCTCCAGCATCTAAACCTGCACCTCCTCCGCCGCCTCCACCTCCTCCGCAGAGAGAACGTGATGACGATGGCGGCGGCGGCGGTGGTTCCTCCGGCAAATCGTATGGTGTAGGAACTATATCCGGTGGAAGCAGTGCTTGTTTTGCAAAAGGTTCTCTGTTTAAGATGTCAGATGGAACAATTAAAAAGATTGAAGATATTGACATTGGTGAAACTGTTGCTGCTGGCGGTAAAGTTTCTAGGGTTATCAAAGGAGATGGCACAAATGAGGATTGGTACATGTACGGAAATACTAAAGTTACAGGTTCTCACGCGGTCTTTGAAAACAATCAGTGGAAACGTGTAGAAAACTCTAATAGTGCCGTCCCAGCGGATACAGAAGATTTTCTCTATACTCTTGTTTGTGACCAGCACAAACTAATCTCAGACGATGATGTTATGTACTCTGATTATGATGAAGTAGATAACGACAGCATTCACGATGAACTTCTTGACATTATGAACGAGAGGGACATCATGGATAAAGCTGCTTAGTTTGCAGCATATGTTGGCTACCTGATCCCCCACCCGACGTGGCTACGGTTGGCCCCAACTAGGAGAAAACAAAATGGCAGAAGCCGAAATCATGGCTGAAGAAATGCAGTCACCAAAGAAAGTAGCATTTGCACAACGCAAATATACTAACGAAGAAAAACGAAAGATGGAAGAAGAAGAACTTGAGCAAATGCTCAAGGAGCAGCGCGGTGAGGTAGAAGAGGCCGCAGAAGAAGCGGAAGCAGAGCCAGAAGGCGCAGAAGAGAAAACTTTTAAGAAGCGTTACTCTGATCTGCGTAGGCATCAGCAACAGCAAGCAGACGACTTTAAGAAGCAAATTGCTGAACTACGCAACCAGCTAGATGCTGCTACAAAGAAAGAAATGAAACTGCCTAAGTCTGATGAAGACATTGAGCAGTGGGCAAAAGAATATCCAGACGTTGCCGCTATCGTAGAAACAATTGCAATGAAGAAGGCCAGTGAACAGGCCAGCGCACTTGAAGAGCGTATTAAAGTAATTGACGAAATGCAATCGTCTGCTACCAAGGAAAAAGCAGAAGCAGAACTAATGCGACTGCATCCTGACTTTGACGATATCCGTGATAGCGACGAGTTTCACGAGTGGGTCGAGTCGCAACCTAAATGGGTGCAGGATGCTCTGTACGAAAACGACAACGACGCACGTTCTGCTGCTAGGGCGATTGACCTCTACAAAGCTGATATGGGTATTGGCAAAAAGAAACCCAAATCAGACAAAGACGCAGCCAAGTCTGTGTCCACAAAAAATAGTCGCAGTAGACCGCAAGAAAACGAAGCGTCTACGTACTTGAAAGAGTCGGAAGTACAGAAAATGTCACCGCAAGAGTACGAGGCACGTTCTGACGAAATCATGGAAGCTATCCGTAGTGGTAAGTTTCTTTATGATATATCTGGTTCAGCCAGATAAAAAAGTGTTGACAAGTAGTTATCTTTGTGTATAACTATAGTCATCAAAGGTGTAAGTGGGTTCGCTACCTGCTTACATCAACTAGCAAACACAACCTATGTCTTACGGATTACCTGACGAGCATGGCCCGTTAAGTATTTGGTCGGCCAACTAAATACACGACGCACCCAAGTGAATCAGCCTCTGATTAGTCTGGTGAGTTTGCATCTGTAAAATGCTAATAGGAGAAGGTAACATGGCATTCGCAACCGCTGCGGGTTATGGTAATCTTCCTAACGGTAATTTTTCTCCCGTCATTTACTCCAAACAGGTGCAGCTTGCTTTCCGCAAGGCCGCTGTTTGTGAAGCAATCACCAATAATGACTACTTTGGTGAGATTGCTCAGATGGGTGATTCCGTTAAGATCATCAAGGAACCCGAAATCACTGTGAAGGCTTACGCCCGTGGTACAACCATCACGCCGCAAGACCTTGACGACGAAGACTTCAACCTGACCATCGACAAAGCTAACTACTTTGCGTTCAAGGTTGATGACATTGAAGAGGCACATTCGCACGTTAACTTCCAGAGCCTCGCCTCTGACCGTGCGGCTTACCGCCTTGCCGACCAGTTTGACCAAGACGTTCTTGGCTACCTGTCGGGCTTCAAGCAGTCTGCTCTGCACTCAAACGCAGATACCGCAAACGACGTTGTAAACGGCTCCAAGGCTGTTTCGACTGCCGGTTCGGACGAACTGCTTGCAAGCATGAAGCTGGATGGCAGCGACTTTAACGCCGGTACTGGCGGTCAGTCGATTGCTCTTATCCCGCGTGTTGGTGGTGCAACTGCTGCTCCGTCAACTGCTGGTGAAGCTAACCCGCTTTCGCTTATTGCTCGTATGGGCCGTAAGCTGGACCAGCAAAACGTAGATAGCACTGGCCGTTGGCTGGTCATTGACCCTGTTTTTGCAGAACTCCTGAAGGACGAAGACTCTCGTCTGTTCAACGCCGACTTCGGTGGTTCGGGTCTGCAGAATGGTCAGATGGCTGGTACCATTCATGGCTTCACCATCTACGTCTCCAACAACCTGCCGTCTGTCGGTTCTGGTCCTGCTACTGAAGCAGCGTCCAACGCCACTAACTACGGTGTGATTGTTGCTGGTCACTCGTCTGCTGTTGCAACTGCAGAGCAGATTAACAAGACCGAAACCTACCGCGACCCGGACAGCTTCGCTGATATCGTTCGTGGTATGCACCTGTATGGCCGCAAGATTCTTCGTCCTGAAGCACTTGTTAACGCCATCTACAACGTCCGCTAAGGGAGATTAGATAATGGCTACAATTACTGCTACTCTTGCTCCTGCTATGGGTAACTCCCAGCGTGGACGCAATCCGTACATGGTTGAGCAGGTCGTTGACCTTACTGCCAACAGCATCAATCCTAACGGTGACGTAGTACAGTGTATCACTGTTCCTGCTAACACCAAGATTCTGGCTGCTGGTTTTCAGGTAACGAAAAGCGCAACCCAAAACACGGGTACTGATGCTACTGCCATTCTTGGTACTGGCGCAGATGACAACGAATACGTAACAGCGTTTGACATTGACGGTGCTTCTGATGGTGCTTATGCACCTAGCGTAACCGTCTCTGCAGACCTTGTTATTACCTCTGATGATACGCTTGACCTGACCCTTGCTGGTTCAGGTGCATCGTTCACTGCTGGTGAAATTCGTGTCTACGCCGTAATGATGGACGTAAGCGCACTTGGTGAAATGGAAGCCGCCGAAGTGGCCCGTGACCAAGCCTAAGTAATATGGGGGGCGGCAGAAGTCGCCCTCCTAACTTTTAAGGATTTCAGATGGCGTATACCTACCTTGACATCACGAATGAAGTTCTGGCTCGTTTTAACGAAGTTTCTTTGACGGCCTCAAACTTTGGTTCTTCTCGTGGATTTCAGACGCAGTGTAAAAATGCTGTGAATGACGCCATCAACTATATTTTTCAACGTGAGTTCGGGTGGTCATTTAGCCACGCATTGCAAACCGAAACTCTCGTAGCTGGCACCACACGTTATACAATAGGTGCCACTATTTATAATGTGGACTACGAAACATTCCGCATAAGTAAAGATGACACTCTTGGCACAGCAGGTGTAAGCCTACGTGTCATGGAATATAAAGAGTACGTGGATAGGTACATCGACCAAGAAAGCACATCTGATGTAGGAGGTGTGCCTATCTACGTATTCAGAACACCAGATAATAACTATGGACTGTTTCCATATCCTGACAAAGCATATGAATTAAAGTATGACGCATATGTAAAGCCCACTGCTTTGTCTGCCGCTACGGATGCTCCCACAATTCCTGAACAGTTTCGTCAGGTAATTGTAGATGGTGCAACCGCCTACGGTTATCAGTACCGTGGTGAAGCACAGCAGTACGGCATTAACTTTGCCCGGTTTGAAGAGGGCATTAAGCATATGCAAAGCCTGTTTATCAACAGAAATTTCAGCTATGTGCGGTCAACATATCTTCCGCACTCGCA